CTTGCAGAATTTTTAACAGCATCATGAACTGGTTTGAATCTTCTATCGTTTCCGTTAGGGGGAACTACTACAACATTATATCCCTTATTTTTCAGATTCCTGATGGCAGCAGTCATGTCTTGCGCTGCTCCATATGGATCACTGTAAGTATTTGTTCCACCAGCAAGAACAACAGTCTGTCCTGCTCCTGCTCCGTTTGCAGGAGTTAGTGTAGGACTATTCAATCCACCACCTTGCTGGAATCCTTGACTTCCTTCACTAAACTTCTGCTGTAGTTCTGAAAGTGATTTTACTGGTTGCCCATAATAACTTCTCCCACTCGCAGTTGGAAGGGAAGCCCATTCTGGAGCAAGTAAACTAGAAATTCTCTGAGAGAATCCTTCAGTTGCAAGCATTTGTGATGTAACCCCTCTTCTCCTTGCCAATGCAAGAGCTGCTCTATCTTGAGCTTCATTAGTAAAGAGTTCGTCTGGTTTTAAATCACCACTTTGAATCAACCCTTCCAGAGTAAAAGGCATAAACTGATATGCCCCTGTTGCTTTAGATCCGCTTCCATATCCAGGAACAGCTCCACCACCTAATCTATCTGGAAGTCTACCTGTATCTGCTACATTGATTACTTCTTGAACAGTTAGTTTACCCTCTTCCAATTCTTTAATTACATTTCCACCAAAAATAGTGCCATAACTTTTTTCGGTTCCTTCAGCAAATCTTAATGCTTTCAATAGTCCAGCTTCACCAGCAGATTGTGCGCCAGGAGCACCAGGAGCACCACCACCGCCTCCACCAGCACCACCGCCTCCACCAGCACCGCCGCCTCCACCAGCACCGCCGCCGCCGCCAAAAATATTTTTCAGTCCTGGGAATGCGTGCTCAAGCATATCAAGCACCATATTTCCAGTTCCACCTTTCTTACCTTTGAGACCTAATGGGTCGCCAATTCCAAATTTTTCCATGGACATGGCAATCGCATCAGCAAGACCTTTATATTCTTTTGGTTTACCATCAAATACATCTTTAGCATTAGCAGCACCACCACCAAGCAAACTACCAAGACCACCTAGTCCACCAGTTAGCAAACCCAAACCAGGAAGCATAGCATTAAGACCAGGAGCCATAACACCAGCTGCCTGTGCAATGCCAGAAACAGATTGCACTGCTTTCATAGGATCATCTAGTGGAGTGATGCTAAGCATCTCTGGATTTCCAGGTTCATTAAAAGATCCTTTCAACCCAGGCAGATTGAATGGCATATCATTCTTTTTAGGAATAATATGTGCTCCTTCTGCAAATTGTTGGCGATTTGCTCCAGTTACAGCATCTGCTGCACCACCAGCAAGCATTGATCCACCAACACCACCAATAACAGCACCCAATAATCCACCAATAGCAGTTCCAAGACCAGGAACAACAGATCCAAGTGCAGCACCTACAGCAGCACCTTTAGAAGCACCAGCAACACCACCAGCAACAGATGCAGCAGTTCCAATACCAGCTTGTGCTAGATTCTGACCCGATTCCATTCTACTGCCAAATTCCATTCCAGCAGTAAGCAAATTCGCACCAGGAATACCCCTAGCTGCTTTGCCCGCCAAACCTGTTGCACCTTTAGCAAGTGCTCCTCCACCTGCTGCTGCTCCACCCCTGGCAAGTGCTCCTCCACCAGATCTCGCTAACGATCCTCCCATTGGTGTCACGCTTTTACTAATTGGTGTAACATCAATAATCTGACTACTTGCAGGCAATGCCCTCATTCCCGCTGGTGGCAATGCTCTTGGTGCTCCAGATGCTGGTAATGCTCTTGGTGCTCTAGGTGGCAATGCTCTTTGACGCATACCTGGCAGTGCTCTTGATCCAGCTTTTAGTGCTTTTGGAGCAACTTCTCTAACACTAACAGGATAAATCGGATCTTGTCTCGCTAATCCACCTTTACTTTGAGGTAATGATTTTCTGTTGCTACCTTTTAGTCTTTTATTGTCTCTTCCTCTTAATCTCTTACGTCTTTGCTCATCATTCTGTGCCCCATCTGCCTTAATAAGAACATCAGCATGTGGGGGTCTCTTAATCCTCAATAAAGCAGTAACTTTATCAATGATACTAAATCTTAGTGTTTGATCTTTATCACTTTCGTAATCTTCAGAAATTGTGACAAAAACCTCTGCTCTTCCCTTATTAAGGTAAAACAGTCCGTTTGTTTTACCTCCTGCAATGTCCTCTGGACCAAAATTATTAGAAAGGTAGTATGATCTGACAGTTCTATCCGTAACACCCGTGGCAGTGATTGTAAACTTAATTACATCCCCTGCTCTGGCAACTTTCTTGTTTGCCCTAACCCTAAATTCCCTTTTTTGGGGTTCTAGGTCTAGTCCAGCAATATCGTATGCAAATCCTGCCATTGGTGGTTACGTCTCTTGTGCTTTTTTGAGTTCTTCAAGATGTTGCCTTAATAATGCTGTGTAAACATCTCGTTCCCACGGCATTAAATCTTCAATTTCCGTCAAGCTATATTTATGAAACTGCATCAAGGCAAAGTTGGTCTTATAGTACCCCTCCAGAGACATATGGAAGAGACTTATCCGAAAAAATTTGCTAGTCCCTCAATTACGTAATCACTCACAACTCCAGTTTTTGAATTTTTGACTTCAAACTTATGTGACAGTTTTGGCGATGTTTCAAAGAATTTGCCCAACTTATCAAACTGCTCTCTAGTCAAATCATCAAGAAATTCCTTAAATTCCTTCTTGCTGGTAGTTGACTTATCATATACATCATCACCTTGAAAAATTTGATCAATAGAATCCGAAAGAATGTCCATTGCCTCATCATCTGCAATTTTTCGCAAAATAGAGACATTGATAAAAGTGTCAAATCCAGGATATTTCATAATAACGCCAGTTTCGTCATCAAGCATGATTTTCTTATCATGACCCTCTGGGAACTGAACTTCCACATCACCAAGATCAATAGTTACGCTTTCTGTAGTTTCATTGTCATCTCTACAAGTAACAATAAACTCTACCGTATTACCAACAGAAACAGATCTGATTTTGAGATAAATGTACTCTAAATCAAATATTGCAAGATCTGTGATCTTGATTCCTTTTGTAATAATACAATTTTCCAACAAAGTGCGTAAAGCTTCCTTTACACCATCTTCTTCTCCTTCTTCGGATGCGATCAAAAGGACTTTTTCTTCTTTTACAGTAAATGGTCGAATTTTAATGCTTTTGCCTGTGGAAGGCACAGTAATGCTGTAAGTAGGATAACCAATCTTCGGTAATGCCATGATGTTCTCGTTCAGTGATAATATTTAGTGCGACTTTTTTAGTCAAAAATTGGCGGAAAAAATTTTCCCAGTTTTATGGAATCGAAAAGTCAATTTTAGGTTCCAGATGTCCCAATATATCTTCCTTCACTATTGTACAGAGTATTTACCTTCTTATATTGTCTGGTGCTATCATCATTCATGATAACATAATGTCTCTCGTATTGGAACTGTGCGGTGACTTTTGTCACTTGAGTAGAACCATAAGACAAAGGCACTGCATCAATTTCAGATGGCCAGCAATTCTCCATCACATATACAATTGGACCTCTTTCATTCATACTTTTTGGACCTGGCTCTGTCTTAACAATTCTAACTTCACATCTATATTCATCTGGGTATGCTAATTTAGTTGGTCTACGTTTGTTCAATCTATCAGTAGTTCTGAGACCTTCAACACTATTAGCATTCAAAGGTCTTACATCATGCTCACCAAAAATAAAATCATTCCATGATTGAAGAAATTTCAATGGCATTAGATCAGCAGTTAGAATGAAACCAAGTTGGAAGGTGCTGAATGTACGAGTAGATGCATAGTTTGCTTCTCCCAGACCTAGGTATCTTCCCTTCATACTAGTAGTTGCTGTACTCACATTAGGAAGTTGTGCTTCATCACACAAAAGTTTAATGACTTCTTCGTTATAGTAGCTAGTGACTGCTGCTTTAACTTCTGATGTCAGATTAAACTGCACATCATAGCTATTACTTGTTGCGATACCGCCACGATCAGCAATCTTTTTTAAGAAGTTGTCTATAGACACACTAAATACCTATGTTGGTCCAACTATATTTATGGCATACTCTGGATTTTACAAACCCGTAAATCCTGGCAAGTATCGTGGCAATCCAACTCGTGTTATCTATAGATCACTATGGGAACGAAAGTTCATGGTGTTCTGTGATAACAACCCCTCGATAGTAGAGTGGGGGAGCGAAGAGGTTATTATACCTTACCGTGCTCCCGATGGTAGAGTGAGACGATACTTTCCAGACTTTTACATCAAAGTAAAAGAAAAAACTGGTAAGTTAACCAAATATATTATCGAGATTAAACCCAAAAAACAAACTAAACCCCCGAATGAGAAAAACAAAAAAACTGCTGCCTATCGTAATGCTGCTCTGACATACGCAAAGAACTACGCAAAGTGGTCCGCTGCGCGTGAGTATTGTGAAGACAGGCAGATGAACTTCTTAATACTTACCGAAGATC